ATGGTAAAATCGGTAATTCCGACTATTTTAGCCGCCTCTAAATTCAAATCCTCGTATATGGATTCCACAAGCATGACGTATTTGGCGAGCCGTTTATTCAGCTCGCCGTACTTGCGTTTCTGATTTGGAGTTTTCGGCTTTGCCATACATGCCGTTTTATAGCTTTAAGATATATTTTAAGCCAGCGGCATAAGCAATATACCCACGCCACCTTTATCTTGAAAACTGATATTTCCCATAATTATCTAATTAAATTGCTGACTCTCCGAATATATTGTCGACCCTGCTTTGTGAAGTGATAGTCTCCTCTTGCCGTATCTGTTCCAATGTAGCCTGCGCGTCATTGCTATAACCTGCCTGTTGGATAGATTCAAGCTGAGACATGACTGGTTTTCCGCCATTAAGTTTCAATAAGCGATCTGCTGTGGCATCTTCATCTTGTTGTATAAAGGGGGTAATGATATGTTCAATCTCTATATTATCAATTTCGCTTTCCCATGATGTGTTCATGTGCTTCAAAAATTCTTTGATGACACTTGCCTCACGTTCGAAAAGCTCAATCCATGAGCCGCTTTCGTCTCCAACCTTTAAGTGGGCGTCAGTCAAAAGCATTTGTCTGGCATCGTAACCTATGTTCCCCAAAGACTTCATGTTGTCAAAAGAAACGTCCGGCATCTGCGATTGCATCCAATAGAGTTTAAGCAGGGTTTCCACGTGATACTTCAATGCTTCGATAGATTGCGACCATGATACATACGATACGTCTCCATTATATTCCACGCGGTAAACTCTACGGCTTTCTCCTTTATCTTCTCCACCTTTTATACCACCGGCTATTTTCAAAATTGGTGCTGAATTATAGGCAATCACGTCGGAGTTACGAGAAAGTGTATATTCCAATTCTTTGCGAATACGAGTTAATCCGTGGTATATAGGTACAGGTCTAAATGCGTATGCACCGGGTATTTTCATTAATCGTATTTGTTCAACAGTTCCGACAGGTTCCCAACCTTTACCATTTTGTTTCCATTTATAATGTTTGTCCGATGTGTATGTCTCAAAATAAGTAATTACTTCGTCCTTTACCCTTTTGGTGTATTCAAAGGACATTGCAAGCATATCGTCAAGCTCGTCGATCAATGGATATAGTTTTACTCCCTCCATTGGCGAGTATGTTTTGCATTTTAGCTTATACTTACTATTAAAACCATATAATGTATTGGTCTTTTCTACTACGTACCAAATTGTGAAAATTTCGCATGAGGCGAAATACGCATTTGCACGTTTAATATTTTCTGTATCGATTCGGGCATACTTGTAAATTGCCTCTATAGCCTTTGCTATCTGTTGGCGGACTTCAAATCCTTCTGTATTGTGGTAGATACGTTTTACAGGAATGGCAAACATGAACTCGGTCATACGCTTTGTAAGCAGCTTTTCAAGACCAATGTAAATGCGTGATGCTTCTTCTTTTGTCCCGTCTTTGCGTATTTTATCTTTTCGTGTTATAGTATCTTTGGCTATTTCATGGAATGATGGTTCATACGCTTTAATAAGAAATTCCCATGAAGGAACACAAACGGATTTTCTTTTTAAGTCATTGATAATATTATCAACGGGTCGGGCACTGTTTAATATAGCGGTTATTTCGTCCATAGGCTTGTTTCGTATTACTTCATACGATTTTTTTTCAAAAATAGTAAAAGTGAATGAATTTCATATACTTTTAAACTATATTTCACACAGTATGTAGTCTACTGTATTTAGTCGCCGTATTTTATCTAAAATAGGATATGATACATCGTGCGTGATTGAAGATGTACTAAAAGCGACGCTATAACCGTTTTGGATTATTAGTATCATTATACAATATAGTTTTGCAACGGGTTATAACAAAGTTCTTTATTAGATTTCATTATTTCTACAAACATAGGAGGAATTAAAACTCCAAATCTAATAGAATGATTACCTCCGAAATAATTTTGTTGATCCCTAAGTGCTATAAGCAAATGATAATAGGCTTTAGAAATATCTTTAATCGTTGAATTTGGATTATTTATCAGAGAATTTAGTTCATCTTTATATTTTTGCTCACGAATCTGAGCTTTATTAAACAAGGTTCCAGACCCTCTACAAGGTTTCCATCCCATAATTTATTCTTTTTTTACAGAAGATTATCATATTTATTTTTTCACTTTTATCAAAAATCGCAAGCGTAAGTATATTGCTTTTTTAGGCTTTCTAAGGCTTTTTCTGTAACAAGGTATGCATAACTGTTGCTGCTTATGCGCTTGATAGAACGTGTCTTTTTGAGAACAACAGGCTTATTGAAGATGATTTCATACCTGTTACCACAGCTCGTTATTCGAAAATCAACACTACGCTTGTATCTGTCTAATTCTGTTTCTTTGTATTCACCTTTGGAGACAAAATTAGGATTGGACACAAAGTAGCCTTCTGCTACCAATATACCATTTGAGTTATATACTTTCATAATCGTGTTTTCATGACATTATCAGTAATTTTGTTCCCTGTACTATCAAATACTTCTATAGTTGGTCTACCTCCGTTATCAATAGGAGAAATAGCCTCTGATGTTTCATATAAAGTTTCTCCGTCTGTAACCATTATCTGCTTGTCATCTTCAAAACAAAGAACATCTTCACCTCCCCATGATTTTATTATTTCTAACGCTTCTTTATAACTTTCTGCTTCGATAGAAAACTGAGTACGCTCCCAACATGTTACTTTGCGGTCCTGATAAAAATCAAATGTGTTCATTGCTCTTATGTGTTATATAGGGCTTTCGCCCTGTCGGTTAAACTTAGAATTTTTCAATATTTAGATTACTATTAATTATAAATCTGCGACCACATTCGCATATCACATGTGTATCGGTAATACGTGTTATTTTTCGCACTACATCATCGTGCGTTACATAATTTCCATTTTGTAAATCACCCGAAATTCTGTATCTCAAACCTACCATTATTTCTGTTACTTTCATCGTTCTTGTCTTTTAATTGTTAGTAATATTGATTTGTTTTAGTACTGTAAAGATACTCATTATCAGTGAGTTAACCAAATATTTACAACCTTATTTTACTCATAATCAATAGTTTAACTTTTGGTAACTTTGCAGTTCCCATTTATATCCTGCTTCGTCCCATTATAAAATCTCATCATGTTTATTCTTGTATTAATTTTTTGCTTAATATTTTTCTTTTTGAGTTGTTCACCCCACTGATAGGCTTCCTCAATGACACTCTTGCAATGTTTCTTCTCCCAATTCTCGCAGAAAGGATATGACTTGTATATACTCTCAATCATGTTTCAAATAATTTTTTATAACTCATATTTTACTCCTAATTTTCATCAAATATGCTTTCGATTTTTTCGTTCACCCTGTCACATGTATCTCCAAAGGAAATGGCAAAAGATTCGTCGCCTACACGGTCTATGATGGATCGCAGGTCACGGGCGATGTGGTTGAACGCTCTCAGTTCTTCCAGCATAGGAAGGGTAACAGTGCCGTCATATTTTTTCAGTAGTGAGAGCAAATCGACAGCGGAGGATTCTGCAATGTCGGCCAACACGGGAATTTTTCTCAGGAGGCGATTACATTTCTCTTTGTCCTCTTTGCTCATGGTGTCGGTGATTGTTTTTGCCGGGACTTGCTCACGGGTTTGCAGGAGTCGGTCGTATTGTCTTCGCAAGTTGTCAAACAATGCGAAGTCTCCCCTTCTCAGAGCCTTCTCCATCTTCCGGCTGTACTCCTCTTTCAATATTTCAATGTTCATGATTTACTTGTCTTAAATAATTATTTCAATATCAACTCTCTTGGTTCTTTGTCTTCCCATTTTACTTCTGGGAATAAACTGTCACTTAATACAACAACAATAGTCTTGTTGTCTTTAAATCCCCATGTATATTTACGCTTAAATGGTTTAGTTGAGTACATAAACAATTTTCCACTTTCGTCTCTTGCTATCCACATAACTTATTATTTTTTATTTCGTTTCCAAATAACTTTTTTAAAGAATCCTCTTTCATGTAATTCCAATATACCAATTACTATCCAAGTTATTGGGCTAAGAACTATCAAGAAAAGTGCAACGAATAAATCACCGACAGTGAATTTACCGTCACACCTCATAATATAAATTGTAAGGATTAAAGTCATTATCACACTGAATATGCAGTATATTATAACCCATGCCATAACTATTCCTCCCATTCTATCTTTTGTATTCTAATAACATTAGCTGTGGTTTCTCTTGCAATTTTCTCGGCAGTTTCTTTATCATATATGGCTTCTTTATGAATAATTACCCATCCCTCTTTCTTTTCGAGGGACATCATAAGGTTAAGATTATTATCATGCTCATCACATACACCATCAATATCATACTGATACGCATTTTCTTCTGTATCACAATTTATAATAGCAACAATTGGAAAGTTTTTATTGTTTAAATCAAAGCAAATAATCCTTGCCTTTCTACCATCTCTCGTGCAGACTGGTTTGCCTGCTTTGGCTGCTTCAAGGTCAAATTCTTTTAAGTTCAATTTCTTTTCTTCCATATCTTCTTTGTTTTGTTTGATTTCTATACTTATTATTTTTTCATGCCAATCATATAATACATAATCATCGCATATAGGTTTATGATTTTTAAAATCTTCATATACCATGAAGTTTTGAACATAAACTTTACCGCCTTTAAAAATTTTGTCGTATATAAAATGTGGCTCTCCGACCTTTTCAAGTTTCTTGAAGATTACAGATTTACTGTCACTTCTATAAGTTCCACTACATTTATCAAGTTCGCAATTACCTATTCCACTAAAAGAACAGATTTTGCAAACATCACCTATATAATCTTTGGGTTGCTCTACACACTGATACCACTCACCGTTGTACTCAAATATTTCTCCTACTTTTCTTTCCATATCTTAATGTATTTTAATCGTTCAAATTCAATTATCTCTTTATCCCATAGTTTGGCCGCAAAATGTTCTAACTGGCAGCCTTTGGATTTTTCCCAACCGGGGCAAAGACATACCTCATCGCATTCCATAAGAGCCTTTATATCGTTTCCCAGAAGTTCATGATAGGGTTTGTCCAAATCGGGGTTTACATCGAAGTCTATCGGTGTGACGACACGGTAGCCTTTCATTTCGAGGACTCCCGAAACGTATAGTATTTCACTTTCCACTTCATCGAAGTCCCTGCCGTTAATGGGTAGGGAGATGTAGATTTTCTTTTTACTCATAATACAACAATGTTAACTAAACTATTAAAAGAGTTAATTTGATATTTGATAACTAAATATCGAAGTCGATTTGCATCGAACTTGATTCGGAACATTAACACCTCCGATCCGGCGAACTGTCATTCGCCATCATCTTGTCCATTCTCGTGTGAGAAAGACATTAAGCCCAATGTCCTGTAACTTTGGGCTTTTTTTAGTTGCACTTGACAGGGTGCAACTTATAGCTTGTCGATACAGGTCGGCAGGCAAAACGGAAAGGAGGTGTTAATGTGAAAGATCAAGTTCAAAATGAAAGTGGGAAAATCCGCATATTCTGCCGTTATATCATCAAGAACGGTAAAAAGATTTACCCTAAAAGGTCTAAATACTTTTCGTTCTTGGTGAGCGATAAGAAAAGTGCGTGATTTCGCTTTCTATGGGAATGTACAGGCATTCCCTTTCATCTATACTCCTACTTCTTTCCCTTCCATGATTATATTTCATTTTAAATCGAATATCTTGCTTGAATCCCTAATAGAATCAATAGACATCTTAGCACTCATTTGCCCCATAAATACAGCAATGTCCATTGCCAAGTTCCAACTATTCCATTTGTGAGTAATCTCTACCAGTTCAAAAGCATTTAATTCGATAAGATTTTCGTTCTTTGCGCGAAGATCTTTAACAGCGTTTTGTATCGGTTCATACTCAGGGCCTTTATATTCTGATGAGAAGTCTATGCACTCTTTTCTTCTTTCAATAGACCTGTATTCAGCTATATATGAAGGCAACATATTTGCTTGGATTGCATTATATACATCACTCTCCACCGGGCCATAAGGCACAGCATAGAAATTATCGAATATGTCTAAAAGGTCATCGCCTCCTTCTTCCTTAGGAGCAGCAGCCAAAAACAGCAGTTTCATGGCTGTAAGTTTAGGAAACGGCTTGCCCTTAATCGTTTCATGATTATCCCGCCACTCCTCAAAAAGGTGGAGCATATAATCAAATGCCTCTATTTTATCTACTTCCATGATTTTACTTGACCAATTCAAAATCATACACAAAAACATAGGGATTCTCTTCCCACACGTCTTTTCTGCTCACCTTATTAATGAGGTGAGCAAAGGCTTCACGAGGTTCAGAATAGTGAATGTCTGTTCCATCAAATGTATATCCATTAGGAGGAATTTCATAAAACCTCTTTTCTTTCTCATCGCCATAATAGTATGGGTATATACCCTCTTTCAAGCAATCATCCTCCTGAATGTCTTGTAACCGTTCAGCACGTACATTGGTTATGCGGATTTGGTGGGGCATAAAGTCTGCCTTGACAAACATCTTATTTTTATACCCTGCTTCTTTTATTAAGTTTGGTTTTGTTACCACAGAGAGACCTGTTTCCCTGATACATTCTTCTGTGCAGTCTTTATAGCTTTGAGCGACGGCTACGATTTCACCTACTTTATACGGGAGTCGGAATATGCTACCACCTTCCAGCTTTGCTCCATAACCACAGAACTCACAATAAACACTACCATCTTCGTTGACAACCAAACTCATGGGTTTGTCCTTCCAATATGCTGATTTATACCAACGATGTACCGTAGAACAGTCCTCCGGTTGTGGATTCATTATACGCCTCGTCTGTGTCTTTCTACCTTCAAGTACGGCTTGGGTCAAACCATACTTATCTGAGAACATAATTTTTTTAGCCATATTCTTTTCTTTTTAAGTCTTTCAACCTCTATTCCTTCTGTTTATTTGGCAACAAGTCTTCTACATATGCCCAACGTTGCATGTTAACTCCACGTGAAAATTTTACCCAATTTTTGGAATCATAAAAGGTATCAAAGGCACTGTCTCCAAGTTGAGCAAGATATATTCTATTCCTTTCGGGTTCTTCACTTACCTCATGCCACACTGAATTTATCCGCCAGTTTGCACCATGCTCGAAAGCATCAGCTATTGCGTACTTATCAAAATCTCCAAAGACACAAGATGGGGTTGCTGTTTTGGCATATTCTAATGACTTCTTCTCAATATCTTCTATTTTCATTACCTATCAATTTTTCTCATTAACTTCAATAAGATGACTATCTATTTCCTCTATAACCTCAATGGCCGCTTGTAAGAATGCTTTATTAGTTGTACGGATATATCCTGATCCGAACTTACCCATCTTGTATTTGTCTGCCGTAAAAACGATATATTGCTTTGCAAACAGAATGTTGATACAGCATTTTAATCGTTCAATCATTGCTTGTCTCCTTTCAGTAGTTCGGGGTTGTCGTGGATGTTGCCGAGAACGTAAGAATCAAAATAAATCCTTCTTAATGGAAAAGGTCTGTTTGAACTACCAATCTGACGGTATTCAAACATGCCATTTTTAAAATAGACTTCAAACTTGGGTTCATACGCTTTAACTTGAAATATGTCACCCTCGTAGATTTCTTTTCCGTCGGCGTCATACAGCCCCGTGAACATACCTATCGTTTCTCTACGGACATCGTATCTAATCTCTTGATTGTTTTTGTAATCTACGATTTCGCAATTACCGCTATCGTCAATTATCAGATTGCCGTAAGCCCATTGCCCGTTATCGAATCGTTTGCCACGAAAATTAATTGTCCTGCTCATTGCTCTCCTCCTTTCATAAGTTCTATTTCTCCCATATCTGTATGATTTTTATAATTTATTGAAATAAACTGACTTGTATTCTTTTCAAAACTTTTTCATTTGCGTCGTTATAAAATTGCTTGTTGACCTCAAAGCCGTACGCCTTTCTTCCCAATGAGGCTGCCGCATACAGGGTCGTGCCGCTTCCTGCGCACGGGTCGATGACAACATCTCCCTTGTCCGTGAATATCTCTATCAACCGTTTGAGAAGCGGGACAGGTTTCTGGCAAGGGTGGCATTTGGGCGTGGTGTTGTCCCTCACCCAGTCGAAGCAGTTGAAAATCATTCTCCCGTTGTTGTTGAATTTGGGCAACTTGTCACGATAAAGGATAAGACCGTATTCGCAGTTGCCGACGACCTTCATGTTTGCTTTCAACACTTGCGCCGAGAAGTCCTTGCGGAAAACCAGCGGTATGTAGTGCATGAGTCCGTATTTGCGGCCTAACTCTATGAATTTGAACTGCTGTTCGTATTCGCAAAACAGTATCATGCAGGGGGATTTGCCGGCTTCTTTCGGCTCTTTCACGAGCATTTTTGAACAGAAGTGCATGAACTCGGCCGGACGGAACTCGCTGTCGGACGAGAAGAATTGTTTGCCTGCCAATGCGCTCTCGCCGTTTTTGTTGTCTCCGTCGATATACCATGCGGGGTTGCTGGCGTAGGCGTTATTCGCCAAATTATACGGCACGTCGGCCATAATCAGCTGCGCTTTTGGCAGACCATAGACTTTATAATTCTGGAATGAGTCGTTGTAAAGCTCTATATCTTTCATACTTAACTTTCCTTTTTGCTGTATTTGTCNGGTGTCGCTTTCTCCTTTTCACGGAGCTCCCATTCCCGTTTCCTTTCCTCCTGCCTTTTTTTGTCTTCATAGAACCGCAATAGATCCTCCCTGTCAGAATTAAATTTTTTCAATGACCTTGTCACTGTACCCGGAGTAAAAGTGCCGAAAAATTGATCGTATTTGTCTTGTTTGAATCGCTGGAAGAATACCATGAACTCGGTGAGCTTAAAACGGCCATAGCCTAAGATAATTGTTCGTGCCAGTTCGATAAAATCTGCTGGTTCCATGCCATTCCGAACTTTTGAAAATTCTGCGAGTTCAAAGAGCTGTATGGACAGCCATGATTCAGCTACGCTATCTCCAAATGTCCGGGCAACTCTTGCAATACTCGGTGCATGTCCGGTGAAACAACGCTCCTCGTTTTTGCAGTATTCCGTCTGCTTGTCTGGGCTAAAAAGGCAGAGCAGATTCTCCCCCGTCTTGTAGGTTGCCAGTATCTCCCGCTGCCAGCTTGGCGGCGATGGCTTCTGCAAACTCTGCATATCGCTCCTGTTTGGTCTTGGAATTAGGTTTTTGATGGATTCCGGATTGCTCATCTCGTGCTCGTTTTAGTTCGATTATTAACCAGCGGGCAAAGTGTTGTTGTGCATCGCTGACGCTTTTTCTTGCAATACCCTCGTTTTGAAGTTTACGGATATATGCCTCGATATATAACCTCGATTCGCTCTCGTCGATGTGGTTGTTCATCGATAGCGTTTCTATCCACGTTTGATTTGAGAGTAGTTCTTCACGCAGTTCTGTCAGTGGCTTGTCAACGTCTTTGCCAAAATCTTCTTCTTTTTCTTTGCTTCTCGATAGAGAAGTTTCTTTTAAATCATTATCATTTTCATTATCATTTTCATTATCATTTAAGCCCCCACTGGCTCGTTTGGCTCCCACTGGGTTATTTGGGGTCGAGTGGCTCGTTTGGCTCCCACTGGACTTTGATTTAACCGTTTCAGAGTTTTTGTCATTACCTCCTTTACGCCCGTTGTTCCGGTTTCTCTCGACAATGCCCTGATATTTGAGTTCATCTATCTCGAATTGATTCTTGAAAAACTCAAATGCCATTTCAATGTCCTCCTCTACCGTAACCTCCTCGCCAAGTTGATATTTGAATATTGCTCGAAACAGCCTGCCCAGTTGTTTGTCAGATAATCTCGATATGGGTTTGTAAAATGATTTATAAATCAAAAAGCTGTCTTTCATTTATTCTTAATATTGATAGTTATTCTCTTTTCGTATCATACTTTTCAATTATCATAATTCCTTCTTCTGTTTTATCTCCGTAAACGATATGACAGCCAAACTCATGAACCAATATATCCAAATCTTCTATGGTTTCTATCTCAGTATAGAGATTAAGGGTATTGGTATCTATCATTTCCCTTATAACTGGCAATCTTGACTCAAACAATGAATCTTCTAAACTTCTTAGATAGATGTCTCCTCGTTTAAAGGTATTCATGCTCGATGTTATTAATTTCACCTTTAATGTTTTTGATTTATCGGGATCGTCATTATAATAAAAACGAGCTGACGATAATTGATTGAAATTAACAATAACATGATTATCTTCTTGGAATTTTTTTATCCTATCCTGAATATCTATATACTGGTCATTATTGATGAATGACTTGAAAAAAAGATATTCTAAACATAAATTAGATATAACTAATTTTTCTCTGTTTAATTTGTCTTCCGATTCCATATTAAGTTTCAGTAATTGAAAATGCCCACCCGTTCAGGGTCTTGTGCTTGTCAATCTCACCGGTTTTGCATAGCTCGTTTATCTCGGATTTTAGTGACCGAATAACCACCGACTGTATTTCGGTAAAGCTCGCTATGGAGGGCTCCTTGTTATTCTTTTTCTTTTCCTCGATAATGGAGGATATAACTTGCTTGGCTATAATCATGGCTATTTTTGTTTTAACAATTCTGGGTTATGAGAATACAGCCGGCAGGTACTTGTGCCGGTAAACGTTTTTCAGATAGGTTATCATTTGGTCGTAGCTCTTGATAAAGCCCTCGTTGATAAGGTCGGCGACTTTTCTTTCCAGCTCGTACAATTCACGCTGTTTCTTTTCTTCGCCGTATTGGTTGCGGATATTCCTTTCATGCTCGTTGAACACAATCCAGTTCAACGCTTCGCCTACTTTCTGCATGGCTTGGGGCATGAAGTCTTTCCGAACGATCTTTGAAACGGCCGAGCCTAGTTTGTTGTAGGCATCGCCGGCTTCGTTGCGGTACTTTATCATTTCGTCATAGACGAATTTCAACACCTTAACCTTAAACGACGGGTTAATCCACATTGCAAAATCGATGAACAGTAAGGGCGACATCCAAACAGCCCCTGCCTCTTTGCTCCCGTCTTTGTTGGTTCTCGATTTATTTATTATAAGTATTTGATTTATAGGTTTTTCGGAATTCCGAATTTGATCGTCGTCATTTATAAGAGCTTTTATAAACTCTTTTGTCTTACTGTTTTCGAGATAGTGGTTAACATTTTTCTTGTGGTTGTTGCCTTCGTTCCACTGTTTCAACAATTCGGATGCACAGAAAAATCCGTCTTTGGTACGTTGGGTCACATCTATGTTACCCATTCGCCTTTTCATCAGTTGGTTCGTTTTCATAGCGTATTTTCTTTGTTTATTTTAGATTCAACGACTTTGTATTTAATGGGCAATACGGAGCAGGTGATAGCGAGCAGGGCAGAGTCCCTTTCTTCTTGGTTGCTGCGGGGTCTGTTAAACTCTATCCCGCTCATCTGGCACAACCGCTTCAATTCTTCATGGGTGATCTTGCCGTCTTTCCCTTGCCAGCACTTGCGCAACGGGGATTGCTCCATGACTTGTATTCCGTAATGCCTCAGCATTTCGACTATCTTGCGACCGGTCTCTTGGTTGCGACCTACATGCTCGCCTTTCTTGGCTGCGCTCGCCCGTGTGTCTTTCGGTGACAAGTGCCAGTTGGATTTGTTCTTCCAACCTGCCTCGACATATACCGCCACTCGTTCATCGTTTTTCTTGCAGTGCTCATGAAGTTTTTTTATGCCCTCTACCAACAAGGGGAATGGGCAAACACTCATCTCCATTTTCATTTTCCTTGTGTCCAATACGGAGTAGCCGCTACGCTCCACGTCGGGGTCTATCCCTATCAATACATCGTATTTGAGTTTTCTGTTGTATGTGGCCTGTTCTTCCATTATATTTTGTCTTTTTATCAGAAAAGTTTCTTTTGTATAGATTCGCATGATTTGTCCGTGAACAGTTTTCGGAATATGTGGAAAAGGACATCTACGACGATACTGTTACCTGCCATCACATATTGCCTGCTGTCGCTTATTCCCGCATTTTGAATCTTGTTTATATCCGATTCGCTGACACCCATTAACCGGAAACATTCTCTCGGTGTCAGCCTTCTTATCTTTTCCAGACACAGAAAGTTATTTTCCTGCCATGAGTTGCTTGTTATCGCAGGGCATATCGTGTATGTCCCTCCTTTGTTAAATCCTCTGCTGCGTTGTATTATCTCGGGTTCCGAATATTCCCCCACGATTATCGAATTGTCGGTCGGACTTAATGCTCCATTAGCTCTCAGACAATTGGCTGTGCCATCACCTGTTTTAGGTAACCATAAAAAGCCCGTTCCTTTTTTTACGTGAGCGATGTTGTGTCTTATGAAACCTTTTATCATCTTCTCGCTCAAAAAATACTTTTCGTCCACGTCGCATTCGAGAATGTCCCTCAATCTCTTTTCAATGGGTAAGGGTTCCGGAAAATAATACGATTCCGAGTCTCGTATCGAAATCATGAATACTCTTTCCCTGTTATGGGGAATGCCGTAGTCTTTCGCATTCAGAACCTTCGTATGGTTCGTGTACCCTAATTGGGAAAGGTATTGTTCCCATGCCGATAAAAAACACTTGTATTTCCTTCCGGTAAGGGACTTTACATTTTCCATGAGCAGGTATTTCGGCATCTTGGTCTCTATCGCTTTCTCGCATTCCCATAACAGGCTGCTGCGTGTCCCGCTGCCTTTCTCCAATCCCGCTTGCTTTCCGGCCGTTGAAATGTCCGTGCAGGGGAAAGAATATGTGAACAGGTCGAAGTCGGGGACTTTTGCCCAGTCTATATGGCATATATCCCCGAAGTTCCTGTCTCGGTATTGAGGATATACGGCGTTATGGGCTTGTATGGCGTACTTGTCGATTTCCGACCAGCCGACCAGATCGTAACCGATTCCGAGCCGGTCGAGTGCCATGCACTGGCTGTCATATCCGCTGAATGCTGTAAAGACTTTTAATTGCATATCTTTCTCTTTTTGTTCGGCAGGCGGGACTCGAACCCGCAACTGTATATTCGCTCCTTATACTCGACTTATACCGCTCTCCCGTTTGAACCACTGCCGATACCACCTAAAACACTTATGGCTAATTTCTCCCCGCAGTTCCTTTCTCCGTATGGTGCTCGACCACGTACCCGGATCGGCTTGCGGGGAATGTCTCACATTATGCTCCTATATCAGGTCTATGATTTTGGTTTTCACAATTCCGTCCAACCTCATGTCTTTAAGGCCTTGTCTCATGTGTTCTTGCATGAGGCGGTTGGCTTCGGTGATGTCTTTGGCGCAAACGAGGGTGTAGTACTTCGTTTCCTTTTCATTGCCGTTGTCATCGATGAATATGTCTATCAACGTGGCTTTGTAGAAGGGCTTGTCTTCTTCCTTCTCGTTGACTATCTCGACAACTTTCGAGCGGGTGATAGAGAATACATCGCAACCTACGTACTGTTCAAGTCCGTTGGCTTCGGCCTCGGCAAATAATCCTACATCGGTGATGAAGTGTTCGATGACTTCTTTCATCTCTCCTTTGCTGTTCTCTTTTTCTACTTTCAGTTTGATTTCGTAAAACATAATGATTCGTATTTAATCTATATTGATTTTAGCATAATGATTCCGATACTATCGCTGTCTTTGCTTTTAACGAGCAAAGATTTATTGCCTTCCGAAAGCTGCATATATGCGTACTCAAAATTGAATAGAGCTTTTTCGATCTTGGAGAAGAACGAAGGATCTATCCGTAACTTTGTGATTCCTTCTGTGCTCTCTTTTAGATGTTCTGAAATTACATTCTCCATTTTAGGGTATTTATAGACTTCGGAGAATGGGTATATAACTTTTTGATTGTCACACAATATACATTCAAACCCCATGTCCGTAACTTGTACCATATCGTAAGAGAGGATAGACTTGTAGGCTTTTGAGCCTATAAACTTACCATCGAGCTTTTCTATTTCTTCATCGGTGAATGTGGAACATTCGGATAGATTGTTTTTTACCAAGATATGTGTATCGCATGCATAAGCGCAACCATCTTTAAAATGGATATATGAAAATACAGGTCTGAAATAGTCGTTTCTGCTGCATGCCAAGTCCATTCTTAGGCATCTGTTGAAATTATGTCTAGTCTTCATCGCTTTTATTTTTATCGGTTAAAACTTCTTTTAACTTGGGATTACATGCCACATTCCTGCGGATATACCAGTCTCTATCCTTTGCCAACTCCATGAGCACATCGACGGGAGTACTGGGGTTTTCTGCCACACTAACGCGGACATCATAGTCGCTATCCTTTGCCAGCTCTGTGAGCACATCGACGGGAGTGTTGGGATTCCTCGCCACAAGACAGCGGATATACCAGTCACTATCCTTTGCCAGCTCTGTGAGCACATCGACGGGAGTGTTGGAATTCCCTGCCACAAGACAGCGGACAATATAGTCGCTATTTAAGATCTCATTTTTGTCCATTGTATTTCTTATTTAATTGTTTGACTTTATTTCTCATCAATCTTGCCAGCTCTTTATGCCGGTAGTCGTCGGACTTTTCCAACGCTTTTGCCGATCTTTCCAGCAGGCTGACGATTGACTGTATTTCATAGTCTTTCATGAATTGATTATTTCATTGACTAATTCATCGGCTTCGCATATCCTTTCGGCTATCTTCTTGAAGATGTTATCATCTGGATATATCCGTCTGATAAACATGGAGGGTTTCTCGAACGGGTTATATACGATGAAATCGCACCAATTGGCTTCAACGCACATGAGTTCGGACATGATTTGGTAATAGTACTTAGGCTCCGTGAACAGGAGGGTATCGTTATCCTTTATCTTGTGGAAGTATTTGGCGTATGTGGCCGTTCCCACGCTTTTTATCTCGATTACCCCTTTTTCCCGATTATTCTCATCGTAATAATATCCGTCGGGGCTGGCTGCGAAATGGGCGATGGTGGGGTGTTTGCACAGTCCTACCTCGACGACACGGCGACCTGTTTTAAGTTCGTATATGCGCCGGGCATCGGGCTCGTTCTCCGTTCCCCATCGCATTTGCTTGGTCGATATGTCGGTCTGGGTAATATAGTCGGAGAAAAAACCATCGTCGTTTATCATAGCCGGGTTGAGCATGCGCTCTCCCGCTACTTGGTAAATATAGTTCATGGCGCATTCCCCGAACCCGTTTCCGCTTCGGTTCGCTTTCATTAGGTCGCCTATGCGGCTTCCCGTGAAACAACCGAGGCGTTTCCTGTACCATTCAAGAGTCCTTTGCGCTTCCATCGTCGAACAGTGTCTGTTTAGTTCCTTCCTGATTGATTCCCTCTTTGACACCGGCTGCTTCTCCGGCTATATCTTTGAATTTGCTGCTTTTCGTGCCTCGGTATGGCTTCATAATCTCATCTACCGTCGTATCTCCATCTTTGAGGGATTGATGAATACCGGAAAGAAGGGCAATCTCATTGCTTCGTATCTGGGTGATAGTCTGCTTGCCGCACAATTTTATAATCTCCTCCTCGGTGATGTTGTACTCGTTCTTGAAGAATTCAATCCATTCTGCTTTTGCTTTTTTGAGTTTGTCTTCGTTTGACAGGTCGCCTGTTATAAAATTCTGCGCTGACCGATAGACTTTATCCGTTATGCTCTTGGGTATGACCGAAAAAACAGCATTGCGGTAGGCTATTGCGTTGGCCGCATTGCCGGTTACGGTTATCATGTCGTCGGAATACCGTTTGCCGTACTTGTCGATTATGGACCGTCGAACCTCGAATGCGCTTGCCACATTCGTTTCCAAATCCCACGCCGTACCCCGGCTTATAATTTGACGATCGGTAATTTGTACGACTTTGGCCTCTGTACGCATGTTTCCCCAATTCGATACGATTATCTTGGCTAGATGGACAGAAGGGCCGGTAATGGGTTTATTTCCCCGTGGAAGGGCATAACCGCAGGATTGAGCCGTCTCCTTGTCCATTGTCGCCATGACGATGGAGTTATCTATACTCCGCCTAATGTCTCTCGGATATTGCTTGGCCGTGGCTACTTGCGAATCTACATTTGCCCGTTCGAGGGCGTCTATTTGCATGACTTGTGGCTGTGCTTGAACCTGTAATACTTCGTACTCTGACATATTTTTTTGTTTAAAGGGTTATGTTTCTTTTATACACCGCATATCCTCCCGGACGGGCGGTGAATATGCTTGATTTATATGGAACTATAATTTATTTCTTATCGGTTTGTTGTTGCCCTGCAAGAGCCATCGACGACAGTGCGAACAGGGATATGCTTATCACCAGTTGCCAAAGGTTGGCGTTGATGAGCGAAGCGACTACCCCGAATATCGAGGAAAGCATAAGCAGTATGGCGAGCAGGGTAAATAACTTGTAGAATATCATGACTGTTATATTTGGAAATTACCGTTAAACTCAAATTCTTCATTTCCACATTCGTCGAATACGTGTACCGTGTATTCCGTATCGATGTAGCCACTGTCGGAACGTGGCGTTAAATAGTCGCCGTTGTCCCACTCCTTGTGATTGTATGCGTCGTAATGAATGCGGACGTCGGCGTTTTTGTCGATCAAATCTATTTCATAGTTTATATCTCCGTCGAGATAATGACCGTCCATGTTTTCTCCTATATGGTCGTCAAGAAAACTTTCTACCTCGTCCTGTATGTTTTTTAGTTTCTGAATATCGGCTTTTACCATAGCGATAGCCGTTTTGTAGATGTCCGTGGCATCGCACATGAGGTCTTCCCGGTATCGACGCATGCTCTGCCAGTCTTTCGGGTCGCAATCTTCGAGGTAGGATTTGGCTATTTCTTCCTCGTTCATCGATAGTATCTGGCTGGCGACCTCGTAGTTTTCTACCCCGCCTCCTATATAAAATTCCTTACATTTCAATTTGTAAGGGGAGTTGTCGTATTGGTCGTTGAAATCTTCCCTTGCCTTGTCGTATCGTTTCTCGATTGTTGACCGTGGGATAATACAGGTTGTGTTCATGTTATTAAGGGGCTTATTTTATACAGGCGAATTTGATTACATCGTAAGCATTACAATACCATCTTCCGTTTTGTCTATCTGACGGTTTCTTCTCTGCACGGATAGACCCATTCCCAACTAGTTCAAATAGTCGGTTTCGGCTTCCTACTATTTTTTCAGCTTCTCGTTGACTAAATGTTTTGTCGTTTAGTACAATCTTTAAAATGGCTTCATTTAACATAGTTAATCATTAAAAAGGTTGTTATTGTGTGCATACTGGATAAATTCGGATTTCTCGTGAATCCCAAGTTTCAGATATACAGACTTTATGTGATTTTTTACCGTGTGAGGGGAGATATACAGTCGTTCTGCTATCTCGTCGTTGCTGATTCCATCGTACACCAAGCGCATTACCCTAACCTCCGCTGCGGATAGGCGGCTGTTGAACTTTGCTCCGCATATTTCACCCTCGTAGCGGCACTCGCCCCTCAACGGGCAATGCACCTTCTCGAAGTTGAACTTACCCGTCCGTTGTATGTCCAACGCCGTGTGGTCAAGGTTACCGAAGTTGCACTTCAAGAAACGCCGCACCATCAGGTAATGGAAGTAAGGAACATTGTTCACACTTCTGCTGTAACATTCCGATAGGGCATTGTATGCTCCCGGATACCACTCCCTTATAGTGGCTACCATCTCTCGGATGAAGTCTGTGTCGCTATCAGTAACTGGCTTCACGCTACCGTCTGGATATTGACAGAGCAACTCACCGTCCGCCATGTAAAATTCCATGTCTTCCATCGCTTTATGACTCTTAATCGAACAGTTCTTCTTCGGGGATTCCGGTCAGTTTCGACAGCGTGGGAAGGTGCTTCTCGTCCGCTGGGTGCATACCACGTTTTGCCCAGTTTATCGCAGTGCCGAACGATACTCCGCACTCGTCCACAACCCTCTTCAAAAACTCGGTCTTGGGGCTGGTGGTTTTGGGAAGAGATTCATAATAGTCCTTCAAGGTCATTTTTATCCCATTATCGGGCAGAATGTTTGATTTTACTACGGCTTTCATTATCTTTGCTTCGTTAAGATTATTATTATAGTGCAAATATATCCCTTATTTGGATAAAATGGATATTTTATTCATTAAATATCCTTAAAAGGGATAATAAATTGATTTTTATGGATACTAATCCTGTTTTAAGACTGAAGTTGCTGAGGACTCACGAGAATCTCACACAGCGACAAATGGCTGGCCTTCTTTTAGTCGGGCAAAACACGTATTCAAGAATGGAGAACGGAGTGACATCCTTTAAGGATTCGTATAAAAAGATACTGGAGGAAAAATTTAACCTTACCACAGGGTGGCTATCAGGAGCGGATGTCCCGATGATTAAGGAGGAAGAAAAACAAAAAAGCAAGCAATACACCCTCAGTAGCAACATAGGCATGGTTCATGAATCAGAATGGAATGCGCTAACTCCACAAAAAAGCTACACACAAGGTGTGCCTTATTACAATGTCGATTTCATCGGCGGATTCGACATCGTTCTGAACGATCAGACTACCACGCCCGAATACCTCATTAACTTTCAGAAGTACAACGAAGCTACATGTTGGTGCAATGTCACTGGACATTCAATGGAGCCCGAAATAACACATGGCGATATAATAGCTCTAAAGGAAATAGAGGATGCTTCTTTTCTACCTTATGGTGAGGTTTACGCTATTGTCACAACCAACAATATGAGAACTATAAAAAGGATAGGTCCTGCATCCAACCCAGATAGTTATTCTTTAATTCCAACAAACAGATCTCCTGAATACGGAATACAAGAACTACCGAAAAATATGATAAGACATGTATTCCATGTACTCGGATGTATGAAGCGATTATAAAAACAAATATGTAATCATCTATGGATTTCAAAGACTAAAATTTGAGTCATGAAAATTTCTAAAGAAGGAATCGCTATAACTAAACGTTTCTTTGAAGCTATTGATATGCTCAAAGCACAGAAACGCATTCGTGGGCTTAAAACATTCACGAGGAAGCACAATATAACTCGTACTAATATAGCAAATGTGAGAAAAAATCCAGACCGTAGTGTTTTGAAGCCCGAATGGATATATTATCTTGTTTATGATTATGGAGTTTCATTGGAATGGATAATATTCGGAGAGGGGTCTATGTTTGAATAAATATTCTAAAACTTGCCTTTTGAAGATGTTATAGAAGAAATTCAAAAATACGTGAAAGACGAAGATTTCATTTCTCAATGTGAAACATATATATCACACATATGTGAATATCTTAGAATAAAGGGCTAATACTATCATTATATAAGAAAGGGGGCATTTCCTTAGACTGGATACTGCTTGGGAAAGGTGATATTTTCAGAAAAAATTTACGTAAACTTGTCATAGCCAAAAATAAAAATCAACACAAATAACATTATATCAACGAAATAGGCAATGTTTTGGATAAATTCTTCTAAGCTGTGGGTCTTGGGTTCGAATCCCAACTCAATCACTCGAAAGGGAAGCAAAAAATTTGCTTCCCTTTCGTTTTTATACGACTTTATTAATTCTCTTCCCATCTACTAAAATTTCATATTCCTCCCTTGCCGTGCCCCGTGGCATTACAGGACACGGCAAGGGAGAAGGCTACAACTCACCCTCCTCCCCTATATTTTGCGTTGCAAAAACACAGGGGAGAAGGTTAGAATGTTTTGTTTTGTTGTATAAAAACCTCGTTAGACTGTAACGAAATAAGAAATGTGTCTCCCTCTTCTGCGCATGTATGTACGATAGGGTAGATGTACGAAGGGCGGAGAGGTTGGAAAATGCCGGCAGTGGAGTTAAGTCTCGTCCTCCTTTTGTTTATCATAAATGAGGTGGAGTGTACCACAGGACGAGAGAGAAATAAAACATACAAAAACTACTCCTGCTTAGCAACAAGTCGAGACGGGCTTGAAATAGAAATAAGATTCTTTTTGAAGGCGAATTTTGTAGGGGGATTTAGGCTTAATTCACTGAAAAGGAAAAGCTTTATGGGTTTATATAGTGGAGCTATATTCAGCAATCGTTGCTGTCGAAACTTTCGACTTTCACCCGTTTGCGCGATTTGAATACCAGCATATCCGCTACGAAATAGTTGAACAATCCCGAAATAAGCAGGGCGGCAAGATTACAATAGATAACGTCCCAGCCGAATATCTTTTGGAAAATGAGTAGAAAAAACATTTTCATTAAGAAGCCGGCTCCCGATGAAAGATTGAACATGAGAAAACGAATACAGAAATCAGACGTCGAACGACGGCCGATTCTACTTTTCCATATCCAAAAATAAGAACATAGGAAATTGCTCAATACGGCAAATTCAAAACTGATGATAGGTGAAAGGACATATACCTCCCAATAGCTGCTGAATATAAAAGTCGAGCATATCCACAGTATCAAGGTATCGACACCCGTGCCCAATAGCCGACTGACTACGAATTGTAGGTAAATACGCAGCTTTAACACCGTATCTTTATTATTATTTTTTAGGGGAATAGGGTTTCAATGGATCTTGTTTGGACAAAACGCGACGGTCGGTGATGAATTGAACCAACCATGCCACGAACAAGAAGCAGGCAATGAACAATCCGGCTACATCGAATATGCCCAATGTTTGCCCTTCGATGGTCCACTTTATTTCCGAGAGGGAAGTATACATAAACACCGTGTTGATGAGAATAACGATCAATCGGAATTCAGTTGGCCCGAGGCTGCCGTAAGTGAGCAGGAACTTACCGCTTAGGATTGTCGAGATATACGTATAAATCGAAAGAACCAAATAGCCCACTAATACCAGCATCGCTACATCGAGCCTAAACATGGGCGAAAGACCGGCTCCGATACACATGATACAAATGGTGACGGCATCGAGCGTATGGTCGATAAAAAATCCATAAACGGGTCTTTGTGCATTCCTTACTCTGGCAAGAGTGCCGTCGAGGCTGTCGCCATACCAGTTAATTACCAACCCGAGAGAAGAAATCCACAGGTAGTTTTTATCTATATGAGCCAATACGAATCCCACTGCGCATACGAGAGCTCCTACTACGCCGGTGTATGTGAGGAAGTCCGAAGTAACCCATGCCGGTTGTCGTTGAGCCAGCCAAACCAAAACTTTTTTCTCTGCTGCATTGAGCACGGAAGTCTGTATTCTTTCAGATGTTTCTTTTCCCATTTCCTAATTTTTGTACAAAAGTACAGATTATTTAGCAAACCGAGTAAAAAAAGTGTATTAAATTATTCATGTTTTTGAAAGATTCGGGTATTCTGCGGAGAGCAAGGCGGGTAACTAAAACAAGTTCTTGGGTTCTGTTTTTATCCCATGAAGTTGTCGTCATGCCATCGACCGGTGTCATATCGACCGTCCGGGTAGTACATGGTTCCATAGCCTTCTTTACAGCCATTGACGAAATCACCTTCGTATCGGTTCCCGTTTTTGTAGAAGAATACACCCTTTCCGGTACATTGCCCGTTTACGAAGTCTCCTTCGTATCGCTCTCCGTCAGTCCATATATAGATTCCTTTTCCATGACTTATCCCTTCTACGAAATCGCCGTAGTAACAGTCCCCGCCTTTGTGAATGAAAACACCTTTTCCGGTACGTTTTCCTTCGATAAAATCTCCTTCATAGCGATCTCCGTCGGCCCAGAAAAAGAAACCTCTTCCAGAGGGTAAGCCGTCGACAAAGTCTCCTCTGTAATATTCTCCGTCTCTCTGGGTATAGACCCCTTTCCCGGTCTGTTTCCCGTGATCGTAATCTCCTTCGTAGCAACAGCCGTCCGACCATGTAAAAACGCCTTTCCCATGTTGTTCCCCGTTTACGAAATCACCTTCGTAGCGTTCTCCGTTTGCCCACGTGTAGATACCGCGACCTTCGAATTTGCCGTTTGCAAATTGGCCTTCGTATCGGTTTCCGTTTGGCCAAGTATACATACCGGATCCCTCGAACTTTTCATTGACGAAATCTCCTTCATATCGTTGTCCTTCCGGGAATGTCATTATACCTTTGCCTTGTATTTTTCCGTCTTGAAACTCTCCTTCGTATATAATCCCGTAGAGGTCGGTAAGTGTGCCCCAACTGGGTTTACCATCTTTGAGAACTCCTTTGAATGTACCGTCCGGGAGGCTGATACCCTCTCTCGGTGTTTCGCTGTAATAAGTCATGGTATTCTTTTATTATGATATCTTCAATTGTGTATTCGAGATAACGATATGCGAATATAGGAAAATATAGTCGATTTTCC